ATGCTCAAGTCGTCCGTCGCCGCTCTCGTCCTGTGCGCCGCCCTGCCGGCCAGCCTGCTGCCGGCGGCCGCGGAAGGGCGGGGATTCAACGGCACCTGGTCGGTGCAGCTCGTCACCGAATCGGGGATGTGCGACAGCCGCTACACTGTCTCCCTCGCGATCGCCGACGGCGACGTGCGGGTGGCTTCGACGGGCGAGGGCGGTGCGACGGTGAGCGGGCGCATCGGGTCGGACGGCCAGGTCGGCCTCACCGTCCGCCACGGCTCGACCAGCGGCGCCGCCTCGGGCCGGCTCCAGGCCAATACCGGCTCCGGCACCTGGAACGTCTCCGCCCTCTGTTCCGGCCGCTGGACCGCGCAGCGCCGCACGGCCCGGGTCGCGCAGGCGGATTGACCGGATCGCTGCACGACGCAGCGATCCTCGTCCCCGCCGGGCTTCTATCCGTCCGGCTTGCTCCCGACAAACTTGCTACCGATAAACTTGGCGCCGGCGGATTTGGATCCGGCGCAGAACCGGCTCCAGGCTTGCGCGTGCACGGTGCTGATGATGCCCGAGGCCCAGACCAGGCGGCGATCGGGCATCAGCGGGGCGTTGTGGCTCTCCAGGTGATAGGAGCCCCGCTGCGAGCCGCGCAGGATCTTCTTCAGGAAGCGGTGCCCCTCCACCGTCGCCACCGCGGCGTAGAGGTCGAGCAGCCGCTCCGGGCTCTCGCCCGCCTCGGCGCAGAGCACCACGTCGTCCGGCTCGTATTTCGGATACATCGACAGGCCGGCGACCCGGAACGCGATGGTGCCGGGCGGCACCGGGAACGGCACCGTGATCCGGAACAGGTCGCCGTCCGGCCCGGGCTGCTCGTCCCCGGTGTCGATCAAGCCGCCGGCGCTGATCAATCCCTTCACCCCCACCACCTGGCCGACGACCTGATCGACCTCGGAGTGCGGCTCCGGCGCATCGTCGTCACCGAACAGGAGCCCCTTGGCGGTGACCTGGACGCCGTCGCGGCGGAAGCGCGCGGCGTAGCGCTCGGCATCGTCCTGGCCGACGGTCCGGGTGCCGGCCTCGTGCGCCCGGTAGGTGCTCTCCGGCCAGGCATTCTGCAGGGCGGCGTCCCGCGCCGAGCGGTAGCCGGCGGCGATGCGCGCCTGGCGCAGCCGCTCCCCCTGCGCGGCCCGGACCCGGTTCTCTCCCGACTGGATCACCTCAGAGAACTTTCCTAACACTTGAGGTATTGAGCAAAATCATTACATCATGTAGCGACTTCGGTCGCAAGGACGTCGCATGGACGTGGGCCATGATCGGGCCAGCATCGCCGTTCGCCTGCGCCCCCTCATGCATCCTACCCCAACGGCAGCCTTGCGCCGTACCCCCTCGTTACGGGAGTTCCCCGATGGTCCACCGTTTCCTCGCAGCCCGGGGCGGACCGCCCGACGCGGCGGCCGCCTCGTGGCGCAACGTCGGGAGGGAGATGGTCGATCCGGCCCGATGCCTCCCCGGACGTCCCGGCGGCGAATCGCCGCAACGGGCGTGCGCCGGCCGGAAGAGACGTCGCGCCTGGGACGAAGGCGCTCGCGCGGCGGGCCGTGCCGGTGCAGGAGGGGCGCATGAAGGTTGCCCTGATCGTGCTCTGGACCCTCGCCGCGGGGGTCGGCCTGTTCCTGCTGGTGCGTGCCCGGATCGTGCGCGCGACCGAGGCGCTGACGCGGGAGGCCGCCCGCGAGCGGCTTCCGCCGCCCGACGCGCCGCCGGATCGCCCCGGCGGGGCCTGACCGGAGCCCGGCAGCCGGGGAGGGCGGCGTGAGCGGGAAGAAGCGCCGCATCGCCCGCCGCCGCCGCGAGTCCCTGGCGCATGACCGCCCGCCGGCCGACCGCGCCGCCGAGATCCGGCGCCGGCGGCGCCGGCGGGTCCGGCCCGCCCGGATCGTGCTGGCGGCCGACCGGGTCTGGCTCGTCGCCGAGACCAGGCCGCGCTGGGCCGCCCGCGCCGCCAGCGACTGCGAGGCCGCCGGCATCCCCACCTTCGAGCCGCGCGAGGAGGTCGAGCTGACCTCGCCCACGGGCCGCCGCCGCACCGCCCGGGTGCCGCTCCTGCACCGCACGCTCTTCGTCGGGTTGCGCGACGACGACGACCTCGCGCGGGTCGAGGGCCATCCGGGCATCGCCCGCGTGCTCTTTCGCGACGGGCGCGCCGTCGTCATCGCGCCGTCCGTGCTCCAGGCCTTCGCCGACGCGATCACCGGGCATGGCGGCGATGCGGAGGGCCGCGACGAGGAGGCGGTGTCGGCTTTGCTCTTCGCCCTCGGCGACGACGTGCGGGTCACGGCCGGACCGCTCGCGGCTTTACGCGGCAGGGTCGAGGAGGCCGATCCGGCCCGCCGGCGCTACCGGGTCGCCCTGTCGCTGTTCGGGCGCGAGACCCCGGTGCTGCTCGACGAGGACCAGATCGCCCGGGACTGAGACTCCGAAAAAAGTTGCGCCCCGCCGAAGAGAACATTTGACGAACATCGGCGGGGCGGGTACAAGGGTTTCAGGTTATCCGGGTCTGCGGCCTGCCCTGCGAGGGAGGTGGCTGCTCGACTGCCCCGCCATGCGGGGATGTGTCCCCGGACCCGGCCCACGGCATCACCGAGGCGAAGGGCGGCGCGTGCCCGACGGCCTCCGGCCGCCGGCGGCCACGGGCCCGCCTTGGAGCATTTTCCGACGAAGTGGATACCGGTTCGTCGCATAAAATGCTGCAAAATCAAAGAGCTAGAGCACTTCGCGATTGCAACGCAATCGCGAAGTGCTCTAGCGCCTCCCATCTCCCGACGAGGCGACATGGCCAGCAAGCTGCCGACCCGGACGCACGCGACGAGAGGGGTTTCGACACGGCGGGTCGTCGACTGGGCGGACATCGCGGCGGCCTACCGGGCCGAGCCGGGAGCCGGACCGGCGATCGCGCGCCGCTTCGGCATCAGCCCGGCGACGCTCCGGCGCCGGGCGCGGGCGGAGGAATGGGCACGCGACGCCCCGACCGGTCCGCCGGTCGCCGCGGTCCCGGATGACGGCCCCACTCACGATGTCCCTTCGAGCAAGCCCCTTCCTGGCCTGACGCGTCCGGTCGACGTGCTCGGCGGCCACCGCATCGTGGTGGCGCAGGGCGCCGCCCTCACCCTGCAGCTCCTCGACGACCTCCAATCCGCCATCGCGGAGGAGTCCGGGCTCGACGACGGCGCGGAGGAGAGCGGGCTGTCCCGCGCGGCGGCGCTGCAGAAGCGCGTCGCGGCATTGCGCGACCTCGCCGCGGCGGCGCGGCTGTGGATCGCCCTGGAGCGGCAGGCCTGGGACCTCGACGGCAAGGGAGATGCGAAAAACCGTGACGACACCGCGATCCCCGACACGGACGCCGCCATCCGCCTCCTCGACGAGGGGCAGCGGGCCCAGCTCCGGGCCATCGCCGAGCGCCTGTCCCACGCCCGGCCCCTCGATGCCGCAAGCCTCGATGCCGCAAATTTGGCTGGACGACCCGCCGGCCCTGATCCGCGCGCTCGACCGGCTCGATAGCGAGGAGAGCCTGGCGGGCTTCGTGCGCCGGGCCTGGCCGGTGATCGAGCCGGGCAGCGCCTACGTGCATGGCTGGCATATCGACGCGGTCTGCGCCCATCTCGAAGCGGTGAGCGCCGGCACGATCACCCGGCTCCTGATCAACGTGCCCCCCGGCACGATGAAGAGCCTGCTCGCCGGGGTGTTCTGGCCGGCCTGGGAATGGGGGCCGAAGAACCGCCCCGCCTTGCGCACCGTCGCGGTCTCGCACACCGAGCGGCTGGCGCTCCGCGACAACCTGCGCACCCGGCGCCTGATCACCTCGCCCTGGTACCGGGCGCTCTGGGGCGACCGGGTGCGGCTCACCCGCGACCAGAACCGCAAGGGCCGGTTCGAAACCACAGCGACGGGCTTACGCGAGGCAGTCTCGGCCGGCTCGATCACCGGCTCGCGCGGTGACCGGGTGATCCTCGACGATCCGATCTCGGTCGACGGCGCCAATTCCGAGCGGGTGCGCGAGGGGGTCGCGCAATGGTTCCTGGAGGCGGTGCCGACCCGCCTCAACGACCCGGTCCGCTCGGCGATCGTCGTCATCATGCAAAGGCTGCACGAGCGCGACCTGTCGGGCGTGATCCTGGCGAAGAGCCTCGGCTACGACCACCTGATGCTGCCGATGGAGTTCGAGCCGGAGCGCGCCTGCGCCACCCGGATCGGCTTTACGGATCCCCGTCGGGAGGCGGGCGAGCTCCTGTTTCCGTCCCGCTTTCCCCGGGAGGCCGTGGAGCGCGACAAGGCCGCGATGGGCGAGTACGCGGCGGCCGGCCAGTACCAGCAGCGCCCGGCGCCCCGGGACGGCGGCCTGTTCAAGCGCGGCTGGTTCACCCTCGTGCGGGCCGTTCCCGCCGGCTGCGCCACCGTCCGGGCCTGGGACCTCGCGGCGAGCGTGCCCAGAGGCGGACGGCAGCCGGACTACACCGCCGGCGTCAAGCTCGCCCGCGCGCCCGACGGGCATCTCTACGTCGTCGACGTGCGCCGCGACCGGCTCTCGGCCGGGGGCGTCGAGCGGCTGATCCGCGCCACCGCGGCGGAGGACGGGCCCTCCTGCCGGATCTCGCTGCCGCAGGATCCCGGCCAGGCCGGCAAGGCGCAGGCGCAGTACCTCGTCGGGCGGCTCGCCGGCTACGACGCGCGGGCCTCCCCTGAGAGCGGCGACAAGGCGACCCGCGCCGCCCCGGTCTCGGCCCAGGCCGAGGCCGGCAACCTGCACCTCGTCGCCGGGCCCTGGAACGAGGCCTTCCTCGACGAGCTCTGCACCTTCCCCAACGGCGCCTTCCTCGACCAGGTCGACGCCCTCTCGCGCGCCTTCGCGGCGCTGGCCCGGCCGGGATACGGCCTGCTCGGAGTCCTGTGATGTGGATCGCCGACCGCCTCGCCAACCTCGTCTCCGGCCTCGGCGGCCCGCGGGACAAGAGCACCGGCAACCTGCACGTCCACGTGCCCCGCGCCCGCGCGGAACTCGACGCCGCCTACCGGGACAACTGGCTCGCCCGCAAGGTCGTCGACATCGTGCCGTTCGACATGCTGCGCGAGTGGCGCGCCTGGCAGGCGCCGCCGGAAGTCGCGGCGGCTTTGGCGGCGAGCGAGGAGCGCCTGGGGCTTCGCGACCGCCTGCTGCGGGCCTTGCGCCTCGCGCGCCTGCACGGCGGCGCCGCGATCCTGATCGGCGACGGGGCGCCGGACCCGGACCTGCCGCTCGATCCGGAAGCGATCGGGCAGGGGGGCCTGCGCTACCTCCACGTCCTGCCCCGCGGCCAGATCCAGGCCGGCGGCATCGAGCGCGACCCGCTCTCGCCGTGGTTCGGCGAGCCCCGAAGCTACACCGTCGCCGGCGGGCAGGCGGTCCATCCCTCGCGGGTGGTGCGCCTCCTCGGCGGCGCCCTGCCGGACGACGCGGTCGGCGACGGCTGGGGCGACAGCGTGCTCCAGGCGTTGCTCGAGGCGATCGACCAGGCGACGGCGGCGGCCGCCCACATCGCCGCGATGCTCCCCGAGGCCAAGCAGGACATCATCTCGGTGCCGGGCCTGTCGCAAGCCCTCTCGACCGAGGACGGCACCCGCCTCGTCACCGAGCGCTTCGCCTACGCGGCCCGGATGAAGGGCCTGTTCGGGATGCTGCTGCTCGAAGGCGACGGCCGCTCGCCGGAGGGCGAGCGCTACCAGCAGAAGCAGCTCGACTTCGCGGGCCTGCCGGAGGTGGCGCGCCTCTTCCTCCAGGTCGCGGCGGGAGCGGCCGACATCCCGGTGACGCGGCTGCTGGGCCAGTCGCCCGCCGGCCTCAACGCCACCGGCGAATCCGACATCCGCAACTACCACGACCACGTCGCGGCCCGTCAGACCGTCGAGCTCACCCCGGCCATCGCCCGCCTCGACCGGATCCTGATCCGCGACGCCCTCGGCCGCGACGAGCCCGCCCTGCGCTACGCCTGGCGGCCGCTCGCCCAGGCGAGCGAGCGCGAGAAGGCGGAAATCGGCCGCCTCAAGGCCGAGACCGCCGCGATGCTCGCCCGCGAGGGCGTGGTGCCCGCAGACGTCCTCTCCCGCGGCGTCGAGGGCTGGCTCTCCTCCGCCGACCTCTTCCCCGGCATCGCCGCGGCCTTCGGCCGGCCGGCGGGCTGAGCCGAGTTCCACCTCACTCCCGAGCGGGCCGACACGGTCACGTCGCCGGACAAGACGCAGGTTTCTCCTCTCCCCGCGGGCGGGGAGAGGGCTGTGTCCCCGTTCAGGGGACGCAGCGAGGCGCAGCCGAGGGTGAGGGGGTGGTGCCGGAGGAGGCTCATCCGGGAATACCCCCTCACCCTCGGCTGCCGCCTCGCTCCGTCGACCGCAAGGTCGCCGAAGCCCTCTCCCCGCCCGCGGGGAGAGGAGAGATGCGCGCGACCCAGCATGTGAACCGACAAGCCCGAGCGGGAGAGGCACTTCCCCACCTCCCACGCGAGACTATCCCCATGCACCTCTTCGACAGGTTCAGCCTCGGCCCCGCGGCCGAGATCGCGGGCGCACGCCCGCTCGGCAACGGCGCCCTGGTAGTGCAGGCGCGCGCCGCCCGCGCCGGCAACGTCCAGGTCTATCGCGGCGACGAGGTCGCGCGGCCCGACCTGCCCCAGGTCAGGATCTACCGCGACCCGGACGAGATCTTCCGCGAGGAATCGCTCCGGAGCTTCGGCCATAAGCCCGTCACCCTCGACCATCCGCCCGAGGCGGTGACGCCCCGGACCTGGCGCGGGGTGGCGCGGGGCCATGTCGGCGACGAGGTGGTGCGCGACGGCGCATACGTCCGCATCCCGATGCTGCTCGCCGATTCCGCGGCGATCGCGGCGGTGCAGGCCGGGCGGCGCGAGATCTCGGTCGGGTATACCTGCGACCTCGACTGGACCCCCGGCACCGCCCCGGACGGCGCGCCCTACGACGCCCGCCAGACCCGGATCGTCGTCGACCACGTCGCCATCGTGGCGCAGGGGCGCGCGGGACCGGAATGCCGCATCGGCGATACGGACCTGACCCGGCGCCTCGCCGAGGCCGAGGCAAGGGCGCAGGCCGCCGAGACGGCCCTGGCCGAGCGCGACGGCGAGGTCGCGGCGCTCCGCGCCCGGGTGCCGGACACGGCCGCCCTCGACGCGCTGGCGGCCGCGCGCGGCGCCCTGGTGACCGAGGCCCGCCGCATCCTCGGCGACGCCTTCGATCCCGCCGGCCTCGATCCCGAGGCGATCCGGCGCGCGGCGGTCGCCCGCGCCCTCGGCGAGGCGGAGGCCGCCGCCATGAGCGCCGCCGCGATCGAGGGGGCCTTCCGGGTCGCCGTCGCCGATCCGCGCCGCACCGCACCGCCCCCCGCCCCGGACCCGCTGCGCGACGCCCTTCGCCACCGGACCGCCGACGCCCGCACGCCCGAGGCGGCCCACGCCGCCATGGTCGAGACCCTCCGCAACGCCTGGAAACCCGCAGGAGCCCGCTGATGCCCTCCGTCCAGACCAGCTACCCCGCCCAGCCCGCCGCCGCCTACGAGGGCATGGCCGCCGACCAGGATCCCGCCACGGTGATCAGCCGCACGGTCGAGACCCAGGACGGCATCGCCTTCGGCCGAGCCGCCTTCCAGGGCACCCGCGACGACGGCATCGCCGCCTCGGGGGCGGTCTTCCGCGGCATCGTGCTCGCCGACCGCAACGCGCGGCCGAACCCGTCCGGCGCCGACCTCTTCGCCAGGGGCGAGACCGTGCCGGTGATGGTGCGCGGCACCGTCTGGGTCGTCACCGCGACGGCCGCGAGCGCAGGCAGCCCGGCCTACGTCACCGCCGCCGGCGCCGTCACGGCCGCCGCCTCCGGCAACACCGCGATCACGAGCGCCCTGTTCGACAGCTCCGCCGCCGCCGGCGGCCTCGTCCGCCTGCGCCTGAACTGAGAGGCCACCCATGACCCGCACCTTCCTCGCCGACGCCCCCCGCGCGCTCGCCTTCCTGGTCAGCCAGCAGGCCTTCATCGAGCCCGCGGTCTACCGCAACCAGTACCCGGCGATCCGCTATCCGCGCCTCGTGCCGGTCGACACCGCGGCGCCCGAATGGGTGCCGACCGTGACCTACTTCTCGGTCGACCGGGTCGGCCAGGCGACCTGGGTCCACGGCGCGGCCACCGACGTGCCGAAGGTCGAGCTGCTGCGGCGCCAGTACGAGACCGCCGTCGCCATGGCCGGCATCGGCTACGGCTACGATCTCGAGGAGCTCGGCAAGGCCCAGCTCCTCGGCATGACCCTCGACGCCGACAAGGCCGACGCGGCCCGGCAGGCCTCCGAGGAGTTCATCGACCGGATCGCCCTGCAGGGCGACGCGGGGAAGGGCTTCTCCGGTCTCCTCAACCATCCGAGCGTGACCGTGGGCAGCGCCGCCGCCACCGGCACCGGCGGCAGCACCCTCTGGGCCCAGAAGACGGCCGAGCAGGTGCTCGCCGACATCAACGGCCAGCTCATCGGCATCTTCACCGGCTCGAACACGGTCGAGATGGCCGACACCCTGCTCCTGCCCTACGACCAGATGCTGAGCCTCGGCCTGCGCCGCCTCGACCCGACGAGCCCGATCACGCTCCTTGACTGGATCCGGCGCCACAACGTCTACACCCTGGAGACGGGCCAAGACCTGACGGTCTTCGGCGTGCGCACCCTCGAGACCGCCGGCACCGGCGGCACCGCCCGCATGGTCGCGTATCGCCGCGACCCCTCCGTGCTGAAGCTGTGGCTGCCGATGCCGTTCCGGTTCTTCCCGGCCTGGCAGACCGGCCCGTGGCGCTTCGAGGTCCCGGGCGCCTTCCGGCTCGGCGGCCTCGACATCCGCCGCCCCGCCGCCTGCCGCTACCTCGACGGCATCTAGGGGAGGCCGGAGCCATGATGCGGGTGACGAACCACGCGGCCGGCCCCCGGCTGGTCTGGCCCAGGGGCGCGCGGGCGCCCCGGCTGCTCCTGCCCGGCGAGAGCGCGGTGCTGATGCTGCCCGAGCGGCCGGACCCCTGCCTGTCCGCCTGGGAGGCGGCGGGCGAGGTACGGGTCGAGGCGGAGCCCGATCCGGCGCCGCCGGACCCGCGCCCCGAGCGCCGCCGCGGGCGCCCGTCCTCCGGCGGGGAGCCGTGAGATGGCCGACGCGATCACACCGGAGGCGTTCCGGGCCCGCTTCCCGGCCTTCGCCGGCCTCCCCGACGCGGCGGTCGCCGGAGCGCTGGCGGAAGCCGGCCCGCGGGTCGGGGCGGGCTGGCCGGCGGCGGACGCGACCCTCGGGCGGATGCTGCATGCCGCCCACACCCTCACCCTCGACGGGCAGGGTGGCCCCGAGGCCGAGCTCGCCCGGGCGGGCGCCCTCGACCTCAAGACCCTGCGCAGCGGCACGCTCCACATCGAGCGCCGCGACCCGCCCGCCGAGGCCCTGCCGGGCACCCTCGGTCTCACCTCCTACGGGCGGCGCTTCCACGAGGTGATGCGCCGCAACAGCCCCGGCGTGGCGGTGGTGTGATGGGCCTCCTCGATCGCCTCGGCCGCCATCTCGGGGGGGCCTTCGCCCCCCTCTTCGATGCCGCGATCCTGCACCGGAGCGGCATTGCGGACGAGCCCGTCCGCGCCCGGCTCGACGGCATCCGGGAAGGCTCCGAGGAGCCAGGACTGCCGGGGCGCCTGGTGCGCCTGATCGTGCTGACGCCGGGCTCCCCCCCGAACCCCGACGACGAGATCACCCTGGCGGGGACCCGCCACCGCATCGTGGCGGTGGAGACCGACCCCGCCGGCAGCCACGCCATCATCCAGGGACGACCCTTGTGACGCCACCAGCCGAGACCGGCCCGCTCCAGGCGCGGCTCGCGCGCCTCGCCCGCGCTGGCAGCGACGCCGCGCGGACCCGCGCGCGGGAGGCCGCGCGCATGCTCGCGGCCGACATCCAGCAGGCCCTGCCCGACGGGCGGGCCGAGGCGACGGAGACCCAGGCGGGCGCCGCCGTCGCGGTCGAGGCGCCGGGCCTGATCGCCCGGGAATTCGGCACAGCGATGCGGGCGGCCCGGCCGGTGATCGGACCGGCGGTCGCGCGCCTGACGGGGAGGGGGTGATGGCCGGCCTCGACCTCTCGCCCCAGCTCCTGCGGGCGGTGCGCGCCCGCCTCCTCGCCGATCCGGCCCTGCACCCGCTCGTCGGCGACCGGGTGCGCGAGGCGGCGAGCGCCCGCGAGGAATGGCCGTTCCTGCGCGTCGATCCGCCGGAGGTCAGCCCCTACGAGGCGCAAGGCTGGCGCGGCTGCGCCTGCCGGCTGACCGTCCACGCCTTCCTGCGCGGTGCCCGGACCTTGGGACCGGTGCAAGATCTGCTCGCCGCCGTCGCGGCCGCCCTCGACGAGGCCGACCTGGCGCTCACCCGCGGCGAGCTCCTGTGGCTGTCGCACGAGCGCAGCCTGGTCCTGCCGGAACCCCTCGGGCCCGGCTCCTGGCACGGCGTCGCCCGCTTCGGCGCCGTCGCGGCCGAGACCGTCTGATTTCCATCCCCGGGAGCGAACCCACCATGGCCCAGCCCACCACCCTGCCGTTCTCCGCGATCGCCGTGAAGCTCGAGAGCCCGACCAAGGCCGGCACCTTCGAGGCGCCCTGCGGCCTCACCGAGCGGGCGGCGCAATTCACCAAGGAGACCAACAGCGCGGTCGTGCCCGATTGCGCCAACGAGGACGCCGCGCCCTTCGTCGACCGGTTCGCGGTGTCGAAGTCGGTCGCGGTCTCCGGCAAGGGCGTGATGGCGCGCCAGAGCATCGCCCGCTGGCGCGCCGCCTTCGACGCCGACGCGCCGACGAAGGCCCGGGTCGAGGTGAGCGGCACCGGCGCGGAGGGTGGGGGCGCCTGGGAGGGGTCGTTCCACCTCACCAGCTTCGAGGTCGGCGCCGTGCGGGGCGAGCGCTGCAGCGTGTCGGTGGCGCTGCAATCGACCGGGGCGGTGTCCTTCACCGCCGCCGCGTGAGGCGCCCATGAGCCGCGACGGCCATGTCGACCTCGCCCTCGAGGACGCCACCCACCGCTTCCGCCTCGCCATCGGCGACCTGGAGGCACTGCAGGAGGCGACGGGGATGGGCCCCGCCGCCCTGCTGCACCGGTTCCATGCCGGCCGGCAATACCGGTTCCGGGACGTGCGCGACGTGCTGCGGCTCGGCCTGATCGGCGGCGGCACTCCGGTGCCGCAGGCCCACGCGCTCGCCCGCCGCCTCGACGGGCTGGCCTGCATCCCGCTGATCGCCAAGGCCGCCCTGGTGCTGGCGGCGGCGCTGGAGGGCGCCGAGGACGAGCGGGTCGGCCGTCCCGCCGGCGCGGCGGGTCCGGAGGGGCGGATCGCCTTCGCGGCGTTCTATGCCGCCGCCGCCGCCATGGGCCTGCCCGCCGCCGACATGCGGGCGATGAGCCTGTGGCAGCTCGCCGCCTACATCGACGGCTTCAACAGCGCCCGCGACCCGCAAGCCGCCGACGCCCCGACGCCGGCGGAAGAGGACGCGCTCTGGGCCTGGCTCCGCGGCGCGCCCGATGACGGCCTGTCCGACGACGGAGCGCCCGCATGACGACCGAGATCGAGCGCCTGGTGGTCTCCCTCGAGGCCACTGTCGAATCCTACGAGCGCGAGCTCGCCCGGGCCGGGCCGCTGGCCGAGCGGGCGATGGGGCAGGCCGAGCGCGCCGTCGAGGCCGGCGCTGGGCGCATCGCCGCCGCGATGGCGCGGGCCGGCGCCGAGGTGCGCGACGAGCTCGCCCGCATGGCCGCGCCGGAGGCCCTGGGCCGGCTCCAGCGGGCGATGGAGCAGGCGACCACGGTGCCGGCCGGTGACGGCGCCGCCCTGCGCCGGGTCGACGACGCGGTCGGGGGCCTGACCGCCCGCCTCGCCGAGGCCGGTTCCGCGTCCCGCGAGGCGGTGGCGGGGTTCGAGGCGGTGGCGGGCGCGGTCGGGGGGATCGCGGAAAAAATCCCGGCCGCCGCCGACCTCGTGGCGGATCTCGGCCGGCGGGTGCGGGCGGCCGCCGCGGAAGGGGCGGCGATCCGCGCCCGCATCGCCGACGCCTTCGCGATCAGCGACGCCGCGCCACGCGGCAGCCTCGGCCAGATCACCCCGGCCCCCGAGCCCGCTCAGTCGTCCACCAAGTCGTCCGCCCGCGCGGCGGCGCGGCCCGCTCAGGCGGCGGAGAAGACCGCCGAGCCGGAGGACGACGCCTTCCGCGACGAGGTCGCGCGCCTGACCCGGCGCACCGGCCTCCTGAAGATCGAGGCCGACGCGGTCGGCCGGGAGGAGGGCGCCGCCGCCAGGGCCGAGGCGGCGTTCCGCCTGCTGGAGGCGGCCAAGAAGGCCGATCTCGCGGTGACGCCGGCGCTCCGCGAAGAGGTCGACCGGGTGGCGCAGGCCTACGGCGCCGCGACGGTGCAGGTGGAACGGGCGGAAGCCGCGCAGCGCGCCGCCCAGTCCGCCTCGCGCGAGCTCGGCTCGGCGCTCGCCGACAGCTTCAAGGGCGCGATCCTGCACGGCGAACGCCTGACGACAGTGATCTCCCGGCTCGCCACCACGCTCGCGAGCCGGGGCATCGACCGGGCCTTCGACGGCCTGTTCGGCCGCGGCAGCCCCGGCTCCGACCTCGTCAGCGACGCCCTCGGGTCGCTCGGACTGACCCAGAACCCGACCGGCCGCGCCGCCGGCGGCCCCGTCACCCCGGGCGTCGCCTACACGGTGGGCGAGAGCGGCCGCGAGACCTTCGTGCCGCTCCAGCCCGGCCGCATCCTGCCGGCGACGCACGGCGTCGCGGCCCCGGCCCCCGTCCCGAACGTCCAGGTCTCGGTCTCGATCGCCACCGCGGACGCCCCGAGCTTCCATCGCTCGGAGGCGCAGGTGAGCGCCGCCCTGGCCCGGGCGGTGCAGCGCGGCCTCAGGGGCCTGTAAGCACGTGAGGAGCCCCAAACGCCATGCCGAGCCCCTTCCACGAGGTGCGTTTCCCCCTCGCCCTGTCATACGGCTCCCGCGGCGGGCCGGAGCGGCGCACCGAGATCGTCACCCTCGGCTCCGGCGACGAGGAGCGCAACGCCCTCTGGCGCCATTCCCGCCGCAGTTACAATGCGGGACCGGCCCTGCGCTCCGCCGAGGACGTGGCCCTGCTGGTCGCCTTCTTCGAGGAAAGGCGCGGGCCCCTCTACGGCTTCCGCTGGCGCGACACCTTCGACCACAGCTCCGCGCCGCTCGGACAGGCTCCCGCGCCCACCGACCAGCGCCTCGGGACCGGCGACGGCGCCACCCGGGGCTTCCCGTTGGCGAAGATCTACGGGGCCGCCTTCGCGCCCTATGCCCGTCCGATCACCAAGCCGGTCGCCGGCTCGGTGCTGGTCGCGGTCGGCGGCGTCGCGCTCGCCGCCTCCGCCTTCACGCTCGATGCCACGACCGGCCTCGTCACCCTCAAGGCCGCACCGGCTCCGGGCACCCTGGTTACCGCCGGCTTCACCTTCGACGTGCCGGTGCGCTTCGCCACCGACCGCATCGAGATCGACCACCAGGCCCTGCGCGCAGGCGTGGTCGCCGACATCCCGATCCTCGAGATCCGCAGATGAAGACCCTGCCACCCGCCCTCGCCGCGAGCCTCGCGAGCGGGGTCACCACCCTGTGCCATTGCTGGATCGTCACCCGCACCGACGGGATGCGCCTCGGCTTCACCGACCATGACGAGGACCTGACCGTCGACGGCGTCCCGTGCTCGGCCGAGAGCGGCGCCACCGGCACGGCACTCGAACAGGGAACCGGCCTCTCCGCCGACTCCCTCGACATCGTCGGTGCCCTCACGAGCAGGCGTCTCGCGGAAGCCGAGCTGGCGCGCGGCCTGTTCGACGGCGCCGCCGTCGCGGTCTGGCGCGTCGATTGGTCGAGCCCGGCCGACCGGGTCCTCGTCCTCTCCGGCACCGTCGGCGAGGTCTCGCGCGGGCCCACCGCCTTCACGGCGGAGGTGCGCGGCCTCGCCGATCGCCTCAACCAGCCCCGCGGCCGGGTCTACCAGCGCTCCTGCGACGCGCTCCTCGGGGACGGCCGCTGCCGGATCGACGCCACCGCGCCGGCAATCCGCGGCGCCGGCACGGTCGCGACGGTGGGAAGCGCGCGCAGCGTCACCGCCTCCGGCCTCGCCGGGTACGCCTCCCGCTGGTTCGACGCCGGCCGGCTGGTCTGGACCACGGGTGCGAATGCCGGCGCGGCGGTCGAGGTCCGGGCCCATGCCCGCACCGGCGCGCTCGCGGTCCTCGACCTGTGGGAGCCGATGCCGGCCCCGATCGCGCCCGGCGACACGTTCCAGGTCGTCGCCGGCTGCGACAAGTCCCTGGCGAGCTGCCGGGACAAGTTCGCCAACGTCCTCAACTTCCGCGGCTTCCCGGATCTTCCGGGCAACGACTACGCCGTGGCCTACGCGGTCCAAGGAGCCGACAACGATGGAGGCCGCCTCGGCTGACACTCGCGCGCGCGTCGTCGCGCTGGCGCGCACCTGGCTCGGCACGCCCTACCACCACCAGGCCAGCGTGCGGGGCGCGGGCTGCGACTGCCTCGGCCTGCTGCGAGGCGTCTACGCCGCGCTCTACGGCGCCGAGCCGGAGGTGCCGCCGCCCTACACGCCGAGCTGGGCCGAGGACCGGGGCGCCGAGACGCTGCGGGATGCCGCCGCCCGCCACCTGGTGCCGCTCGCCCCGGCCGCGGCCGGGCCCGGCGACGTGCTGCTGTTCCGCTGGCGCGACGGCCTGCCGGCCAAGCATTGCGGGATCGTGGTCGCCCCGTCCGTGATGATCCACGCCTATGACGGCCACGCGGTGGTGGAAACCTGGATCCCGCCGGCCTGGTCCCGGCGCATCGCCTACGCCTTCCGTTTCCCCGAACCTTCGCCGGAGATCCCGACGTGAGCACGCTCGTCCTGTCCTATGCCGGCCAGGCGGTCGGCAGTGCGCTCGGCGGCCCGATCGGCGGCGCCATCGGCCAGATGCTCGGCGCCGCCGGCGGCAGCGCCCTCGACCGCGCCCTGTTCGGCGGGCGGACAAAGCCGCAGATCAATATCGGCCCGCGCCTGTCCGACCTCCACGTCACCGCCTCGACCGAAGGCGCCGCCATCGTGCGCGTCTTCGGCCGGGTCCGCGTCGGCGGGCAGATCATCTGGGCCACCAAGATCAAGGAAGTCCAGAAGGTCGAGAAGGTGAAGTCCGCCGGCGGCAAGGGCGGGGCGACGCAGAAGCAATTCAACGTGACCTATGCCTACAGCGTCAGCGTGGCGATCGCCCTGTGCGAAGGCCCGATCGTCGCCGTGGGCCAGGTCTACGCCGACGGCAAGCGGATCGACCTCGCGGCCTATGGCGCTCGGGTCTATCTCGGCGACGAGGCGCAGGGGCCGGACCCGAAGGTTGCAGCGATCGAAGGTGCCGCCAACGCCCCGGCCTATCGCGGGCTGGCCTACATCGTGTTCGAGGACCTGCCGCTTGCGGCTTTCGGCAACCGCGTCCCGGTCATCACCGCGGAGGTGATCCGGCGCGCGCCCGCCGCGTCGGGCCGGCCGGCCCTCGAGGAGCTGGTGACCGCCGTCACGATGATCCCGAGCATGGGCGAATTCACCTATGCCACCGCGCCGGTCACCGCCTCGACCTTCGGCGGGATCTCCGGCCAGAACACGGTGTCGGGCGGGGTCGACGCGCTGAAGGCGCTCGATCAGCTCGCGGTCGAGGCGCCGCGCTGCCGGCACGTCTCGCTCGTGGTCGCCTGGCACGGCACCGACCTGCGGCTGTCAGCTTGCCGCATCGTCCCGAAGGTCGAGACGCGGGTGAAGACCACCACCCCGGAATGGCTCGCCGGCGGGGTCGACCGGGCGAGCGCTGCGATCGTCAGCTTCGACGCGGGCGGCGCTCCGCTGCTGGGCGGCGCGCCGTCCGACCTGTCGGTGGTGCAGCTCATCCAGGCGCTCAAGGGGCGGGGCTACGCCGTCACGCTCTACCCGTTCGTGATGATGGACATTCCCGCCGGCAACGGGCTGCCGGACCCCTATGGCGGGGCGGAGCAGGCGGCGTTCCCCTGGCGCGGGCGGGTGACCTGCCATCCGGCGCCCGGCCGGCTCGGCACCGTCGACAAGACCGCGGCGGCGGCCGGCCAGGTCGCGGCGTTCTTCGGCAGCGTGGCGCCGGCGGAGCTGGCGTGGAACGGCCGCACGGTGACCTGTGCGAAGGCGGAGTTCTCGTTCCGGCGCTTCATCCTGCATTGCGCACGCCTGGCCGAGGCGGCGGGCGGGGTGGATACCTTCCTGATCGGCTCGGAAATGATCGGGCTGACCACCGTGCGCTCTAGCGCCTCGACCTTCCCGGCGGTGGCACAGCTCGTGAGCCTCGCGGCCGACGCGCGGTCGATCCTCGGCAGCGCCACCAGGATCGCCTATTCGGCCGACTGGACGGAATACGCCAACCATCGCCCGGCCGACGGCTCGGGCGACGTGTACTTCCACCTGGATCCCTTGTGGTCGAGCCCCAACATCGACTTCGTCGGGATCGACAACTACATGCCGCTCGCCGATTGGCGCGACGGGTTCGACCATCTCGACGCGCGAGCGGGCGCGCCCTCGCCCTACGATCCCGGGTATCTGGCCGGCAACGTGGCCGCCGGCGAGCTGTTCGACTGGTACTATCCGACGCCGGCCGACCGCGACGCGCAACGGCGGGCGCCGATCGCCGACACGGCGTATGGCGAGCACTGGGTCTTCCGCCTCAAGGATCTGCGCGCCTGGTGGTCGAACCTGCATCGCGACCGGCCGGGCGGGGTGCGCCAGGCCACCGCCACCGGGTGGGTGCCGCAGGGCAAGCCGGTCCGGTTCATCGAACTCGGCTGCCCGGCCGTCGACAAGGGCATGAACCAACCCAACGTCTTCGTGGACCCAAAGTCGTCGGAAAGCTTCCTGCCCTTTTACTCGAACGGGCGCCGCGACCTGGCGGCGCAACGCGCGTATCTCGAAGCCACGCTCGCCTACTGGCAGGGCACGGCCGGCAACCCGGTGTCGTCGGTCTATGGCGGCCGGATGGTCGATCCCGAGCGGCTGTTCGTCTGGACGTGGGACGCAAGGCCCTACCCGGACTTCCCGCGCCAGGCGAGCGTGTGGAGCGACGGGCCCAACTACCGGCTCGGCCACTGGATCAACGGGCGGCTCGGCCTCACCCCGATCGCCGACGTGGTGGCCGAGCTGTGCGGCGGCTTGAGCGTGCCGATCGATGTCGGGCAGCTCTACGGCCTGGTGGAAGGCTACGCGATCACCGAAGTGCAGACGCCGCGGGCCTCGCTCGACCCGTTGCGGACGTGCTTCTTCTTCGACGGGGCGGAGTCGGCCGGGCGGCTGGTCTTCGCGCCTCTGGCGCGGGCGCCGGCGGCGGCCCTCACCGCCGACGACCTGGTGGCGCGGGGCGGCAGCGCCGGCGATTACCGGCGCACCCGGGGGGAGGAGACGGCGCTGCCGGGGGTGGTGGCGCTGACCTACATCGATCCGCAGCCCGGCTACCAATCGGCCTCGGTCGAGGCGCGGCGGGTGGGCGGCCGGGCCAACGCGGTGCAGCGGGTGAGCGTGCCGCTCTGCCTCGACGAGGGGGCGGCGCGGGGCATCGCGCAGGCCTTGCTCTATCAGGGCGTGGTCGAGCGGGAGGAGGTCGGGGCGACCCTGCCGCCGTCCTGCCTCGCCTTGGACGCTGGCGACGTCGTCACCCTCTCCCTCGCCGGGAGCGCTACCGATTACCGGCTGACCCGCCTCGGCCTGGAAGCGGGCCGGCCGGCGAGCGGCATCCGCACGGATCTCGCGGTGTTTGCCTATCGGGACGGCACCGCGACGCCGCGACCGGCCGAGCCGCCGGCGACGGTCGGGGTGGCGCTGTTCCACTTCCTCGACCTGCCGCTCCTGCGGCCGGACGCGGTGCCCCATGCGCCCTACCTCGCCGCCTACACGGCGCCGTGGTCGCCGGTGGCGGTCCTGCGCTCGACCGCCGGCGGGGCGTTCGTGGACGACGCGACGGTGGGCGCCCGGTCGATCATCGGGCGGCTGACGGCCGAGCTCTATCCGGGACCGTGCGGGCGGTGGGACCGGGTGAACAGCGTCTATGTCGAGGTGCCGCGCGGGGTCGAGCTGGCGTCGGCGCCCGAGGTCGACGTGCTCAACGGGGCCAACGTCGCGGCCCTGCTCACCCCCTCGGGCGAATGGGAGGTGCTGCAATGGGCGCAAGCCGCCTTGCTCGCGCCCGGCCGCTACCGCCTCGCGACGCTGCTGCGCGGCCAGCTCGGGACGGAGTTCGCCCTGGGCAGCCCGACGCCGGCGGGCGCCCCGTTCGTGGTCCTCACCGACGCGCTGGTGCAATCGGGGATGCCGCTATCGGCGCGCACCCTGCCGCTCGCCTGGCGCTGGGGGCCGCTCGGCCGACCGCAGGACGATCCGAGCTTCGCCGGCGCCACCCTGGCGTTCCGGGGCGTGGGCCTGCGGCCCTACGCGCCGGCGCAAGCCCGGATGGTGCGGGCGGAGTCGGGCGACCTGGTGCTGTCGTGGATCCGGCGCACCCGGATCGACGGCGACCCGTGGGAACAGGTCGAGGTGCCCTTGGCCGAGGAAGCCGAGGCCTACGCCCTCGACGTGCTTTCCGGCTCCACCGTCGTCCGCACGTTCGATCTGTCGGCGCCGGCCGTCACCTACACCACCGCCCACCAGGCGGCGGATTTCGGCGGGCCGGTCACGAGCCTGTCCGTCGCGATCCACCAACTCTCGGCAACCTACGGCCGCGGCGCGGCCCTGAGGGCGACCCTGTATGCCTGATGCCACCACCGCCAACCTCGCCCTGCCGCTGATGGCGGCGGCGCAGGCGCAGAAGCACGTGACCCACAACGAGGCCCTGGTCAGCCTCGACACGCTGGTCCAGCTCGCGGTCCTCGACAAGGACCTGACCGCGCCGCCGGCGAGCCCGGCGGAGGGCGACCGCTACCTGATCGCCGGGGCCTCGCCGACGGACGCGTGGGCGGGCTGGGCGGGCCGGGTGGTGCGCTACCAGGACGGGGCGTGGCGGAGCTTCGTGCCGCGCCCCGGATGGGTCGCCTTCGTGGCGGACGAGGCAGACCTCTACACCTGTACAGGTGTGGCGTGGGTGTCCTACCGCGCCGGTCTCACCGCGCTCCAGAACCTCGCCCGGCTCGGGATCGGCACCACGGCGGATGCGAGCAATCCCTTCGCGGCCAAGCTCAACAAGGCGCTCTGGACCGCGCTCACCGCGGGCGAGGGCGGGACCGGGGACCTGCGCTACACCCTCAACAAGGAGGCGTCCGGCAACACCCTGTCGCTGCTGTTCCAGTCCGGCTTCTCCGGCCGGGCGGAACTCGGGCTCGCCGGCGACGACGACTTCCGGCTGAAGGTCTCGGCCGACGGCAGCACCTGGCGCGAGGCCCTGCGGGTCGACCGCGCGACCGGCGGCCTCGACCTCGCGGCGGCGGAGATCTCCGCTCCGGTCGCCGCCACGGTCGACCTCGGGGCCCTGCCGGCGCTCAAGGTGGCGCTCACCGGCTCGGGCACCATCACCGGCTTCGGCACCGGCCCGAACCGGGTGCGCCTGCTGCGCTTCACGGGCGCCGCGACGCTGACCCACAATGCCGCGAGCCTGGCGCTGCCGGGCGGCGCCAGCATCGTGACCGCTTCCGGCGACACGGCGCTGGCGACCTCGGACGCGGCGGGCAACTGGACGGTGCGGGACTACGTGCGCGCCTCCGGCAAGCCGCTCGCCGGCCCGGCGGCGGCCGAGATCCAGGATGCCAGCGCGTCCGGCCGCAGCGTCCTCACCGGCACGCCGGCCCAGGGCGCGACGGCGCTCGGGCTCGGGACCGGCGCCACGCCCCGCTTTGCCTCCCTCCGCCTGGCCAACACAGACTTCGTGCCGGGCTCGGCCGGATCATTCATCGATGTCGGGTCGAACGCGGGCTCGGGGGACACCGCCTACAAGGTCCAGGCCTTCACCGCGGGCGGGGCGGGGTCGGGAGACCTCGCCCTCAATCCGGCCGGCGGCGGGGTCGGCATCGGCACGGCGTCGCCGGCCTACGGCCTGCACGTGGCCGGCACGTTCGGGGCGACCGGGGCGGCGACGTTCGGGGCCGCCGTCACCGTCGGCGGCACCCTGACGCTGAACAACGGGTCGTCCAACCTCCTCACCTTCGGCAATGTCGGCATCGCCCCACCGTCGGTCTCGACCCGATCGGCCGGCACCAAGATCCTGCTGTACAGCAACCTGACGAGCACCAATGCCGATTTCGCGATCGGGATCGATGCCTCGACCCTGTGGAACAGCCTCCCGCGAACCACCGACAGCTTCAAATGGTATGGCGGCACCACGCTGGTGGCGAGCCTGACCGGCGGCGGCGTCCTCAGCACGACCGGCAATCTCGTGGCGGGCGGCTCCGTCGCCGTGCGCAGCATCGTCACCCTGGATCAGGCCGGCGGCTACACCCGGATCAAGGACAACACCGGCAGCGTCAACGGCATATCGATCGGGGGCTCCGACCCGACGACGTTCTACGCCAACACCACTCATTCGTTCGTCAGTCGCGACAGCGCGACGACCCTGGCGCAGATCTCGGCGGCGGGGATCGTCTCGTCGACCAAGCTGCGTCCCGGCTCCTACACCGTCGCGACCGTGCCGACCGGTGCCGCCGGGGACCTGATCTACGTCTCGAATGCCCGCAAGGTCGGCGAGGCGTCCGGCGCCGGCACCGGCGTCCTCGCCTACTACTCCAACGGCAACTGGCGGCGGCTGTCGGATGACGGCGCGGTCGCGGCGTGAGGCTCCGATGAGCGAACCCTACCTGTATGAATTCCTCTATCGCGGCCGTCCGGCGGGCTCGGCGGCGGTGCCGGCCTGGCACGTGGTGCTCGGGCAGTCGGTGACGCCGCCCGGCGCCGCCGAGCCGCACTTCGTGACGAGCGGGGCGCTGACGCCGGCGCAAGCCGAGGCGGCGGGGTTCCCGCTCTCCGCGGTGCTGGCGGGGATCGACGCGGCGGCGCTGGCGGGGCGCGACGCGGCCGTGGCCGAGGCGGAGGCCCTGCGGCGCGAGCGGGACGCGGCCGTGGCGGAGCGCGACGCGCTGGCCGCGCGGCTCGCCGCGGGCGAGGCGGCGCCGGCGGGGCCGGTGAGCGACCGGCAGTTCTTCCAGGCGCTCGCCGAGGCGGGCGCCATCACCCGGGACGAGGCGCTGGCGGCGGTGACGACCGGCACGCTGCCGGTGCGGATCGAAGCGGCGGTGGCGAGCCTGCCGGCGGCGGAGCTTTTCGCCGCCCGGATGATGCTGTCGGGCGCCACCACGTTCGAGCGCGGGCACCCGATGGTGGCGCATCTCGGCGCGGCGCTCGGCTACGACGCGGCAGAGCTGGACGCGCTGTGGCGCCAGGCTGCCACCCTCTGATCGCGGCCTGATCCGCGCCCGGGCCGCCCGGCCGGCGCGCCGCGACTCCCTTGCACATCGTGGAGAGACCTATGACCGCGACGACGTTCGAGCGGGCGCTTTCGCTCGTCTTGACACACGAAGGCGGGTGGTCGGACGACCCGGCCGACCCGGGAGGAGCGACGAACCTCGGGGTGACGATCGGCACGTTGAGCCTGTGGCTCGGCCGGCCGGCGACGCGGGCCGAGGTGCGGGCGCTGACGCCGGCGAGCGTGGCACCGCTCTACCGTCGCCGGTTCTGGGATGCGATCCAAGGCGACGCGCTGCCGGCGGGTCTGGATTACGCGCTGTTCGACTTCGCGGTGAACAGCGGCCCGAAGCGGGCGGTGATCGGGCTGCAACGGGCGCTCGACCTCGCCGACGACGGGCGGCTCGGACCGGTGACGCTGGCGGTGCTTGCCGGGCGGGACGTGCCCGGGCTGGTGAATGCCCTGTGCGACGGGCGGCTGGCGTTCCTGCAGGCGCTGTCGACCTGGCCGCGCTTCGGCCGCGGCTGGGGCCGGCGGGTCGAGGAGGTGCGGGCCGCAGCCCTCGCGCTCCACGCCGCTCCTGACCGGCTCGCCGCACCGGCTTCCTGCCCCGCCTGCGGACGGACCTTCGCGGCCTGACGCACCCCCGACTGTCGGCAGGAGACCGCCATGAACCAGGACCAGCTCACCACACTGCTGCGCACCCTGCTGCAATTCGGCGGCGGCATTGCCGTCGGGCGCGGCTGGATCGATGCCGAAACCTCCACCGCCCTGACCGGCGCGCTGGTGACGCTCCTCGTCACCGTCTGGGGCCTCTACGTGCGGCGCAATGCCGGCCTCGTCGCCTCGGCGGCGGCGCTGCCGAGCGTCAAGGTCATCCTGGCCGATCCGGCAACGGCGGATGCGGTCCCAAGTCCCAAGGTCCGGCCGCCGACGTAG